TCGGTCCAGTTGCGACTGGGGACCCTCTTAAGGATGCCCTAGCCCGTAGCAACGCTCATATGGAGCGGATGCTGTTCTTTAGGCGCCAATACGACCAACGGCGAGCGTTCTTCTACCGCCAATACGTCGGTCAGCAAGACCGCAAGACCTTCCCAGATAACACCACCCCGCGCAGCAATACATTCGTTCCGTATCCACTCTCGAACATCGAGCAGATAGTCAGCCGAGTTTCGGATGCGTTCTTCTCCTTTGACCCCTGGTTTGAGTGCTCCGGGCGCACAGAGAATGACGAACAAGCTTCGGAGAAGATGGAGCTGGTGCTGAAATATAAGCTCCACCAAGCGCGGATTATCCATGCAGTCGAAGACCACATCCGGAACATCTCTATCTACGGCCACGCCGGCCTCAAAGTAGACTGGGACTGGGACTTCGAAGTCGCAGTAGAGCCCGCTCCGCAGTTCGCAATGGTTCCTGTGATTGTCCCAGGGCCAGATGGCAAGCCCACGATGGTCCCCGGACCTGATGGACAGCCCCAGATGCAGCCCGCCACAGACCCCTTCGGCGCTCCGATTGTCCTCCGGTACAACCCTCAGCAGAAGTTAATCCCGAGGATGCGCCCTAAGTTCACCGCGATTGACGTCTATGACCTCCTAGTTGACCCAGACGGAAAGCTCACAGCGCACATCGTAGAGAAGTCCTGGGGCCAAATGAAGCGGGAGCAAGCGCTCTCCGTCATGGCAGCCCAACAGGACCCCACAGGCACCATCAAGCCACTGTACTTTGAGCAGGGCTTTAAGGAGCTTGAGGACGCTCTCCAGGGTGAATCCGACGCAGACTCCGTCATAATCCGCATTGGAGAGCTCTGGAACGAGACCGACAACACAGTCACCATCCAGACCTTCGGGAATGACCGCGAGGCTATCTCTTGGAAGGACCTCAGAGCGAGTTTCCGCCAGGCCAGCTACAGCGGTTACAAACGCCGGATGTACGGCGGCCAAGCGATTCTCCTGTATACTGGGCCGAATCCGTTTATGCACATGAAGTGCCCGATTCTGCACACCAGCTTCATCAAGCTTCCTAACGAGGTATTCGGCCTTGGCGCAATCGAAATCATCTCAGACCTCACAGAGTCGCTCAACCGCTTTGTCAATATGGTGGCTGACAACTGGAATCTGGGCATCAACAGGCGTTATGCGTATGATACTAACGCTGATATTGACCACTCCGCGCTGAATATGTTCAACGTTCCAGGAGGCAAAGTCGGCGTCTCCGGGAACCCAAACGAGGTCATAGCACCGCTGCCGTTCTTCACCCCGAGTCGCCAGGACTACGCAATCCTAGATGTCTACAAAGGCATGATTGAGCAGACCAGTGGCATCTCAGACTTCTACTCTAAGGGCGTCGGCCAACCCACAGGCAACCGCACAGCCACCGGCATAGCGAGCATTGTCAACGAGGCGAACTTCCGCTTCAAGATGTTCATTCGGAACTACGAGCTAGAGGTGCTCCAGCCGCTCCTAGAGATGTGCTCTAGTATGCTGCAGCAGTTCATGACCAACGAGGAAGAGGTTCGCATTACGGATGCTCCGGTTGGCATCCAGAAATGGCCTGTAATCCACCCTGAGGAGCTCATCGGGAACTTTGACTTTGAGTTGGTTGCGGCGAACTACGCCACAAACAAAGTCGTTCGCCAACGCAATCTACTCGCATTCGCTAACTGGGCCTCACAAACACCCTTCTGGAACCAAGGTGAGGGCCTCCGCGAGATAGCAAAGGTCTTCGAAATCCGCAACATCAACCGCATCATCAAGAGCGACCAACAGGTCGCTATGGAGCAGCAGCAAGCGATGCAGCAGCAAATCGCTATGATGACCTTCGAGGCGCTCCTAAATCACGAGAGTAAGACTCAGCTAGAGCACACTAAGGCTAGTCTTAAGCCTAAGCCGGCTTCCGGCGGTAAGCCTGGGCGCCCTAGGGGAATCCAGCAAGAGGGAGCAATCCCTGGTGCTGGAGCAAAGAGCTTAGCACGAGGAATGGGTCAGCAATTCGGAGCAAACGGCATGGGCCTGGGAGGGCTAGATGGCGGGGAGTAAGAAAGTTTCACAGTTCCACATAGTAGAGATTGAGCGCGGGCAGGTCCCCGTGCTAGACGCAGCAGCTGCAGCCGCCGTGAGCACCCTAGAGCACCACCCAGGGTTCCAGTGGCTCCTCGCCAAACTGGCTGCAGAGCGCTTCGCTCTGAAGGACGCCCTAGAGAAGACTCGCCACAAGACGAAAGAGGACTTTGAGTTCCTTCAGTCTGGCGCAAACTGGTGTAACTGGCTCAAGACCCAGCTCGAACAGGCCCTAGCTGTGAAGAATCGGCCCGTTGAGCGCCAAGCCACCAGCTTCGAACAACAAGCTTTTGAGCAGATACTCGGCCAAATTGATGTGGTCGGGAGGAGCTCTCAGGTGACAACACCTGAAAATGCAGGACTCCCACAAGGAGAAAGGTAGAGAATGAGCAACGAACAAACAGACCAACTAGGGTGGAATCCACCCGATGGCGGTCTTACGTTAGACGAGCTGTTCCCAAATCCGGAGACAGCCCCACAAGGGCAGAACTCCGGCGCTCCGGCGTCTGCACAACAGACACAACCTGAGTACTTCCTTAAGACTGGCACTACGTCTTATAAATCATTAGAGGAAGCGGTCCGTGGAACAGAGGAGAAGGACCGAACTGTAGAACGCCTTAAGGCTGAGCTCGCTCAGCTGAAGCAGCAGGCTCCAGTGGCTCCAGCGACAACGCTGCCCGCTGAGGACTACCGCAAGACGATGTTCAAGCGCCTAGCAGAAGCCGCCCAAAAGGGTGACGAAACTGGGTACATGGATGCGCTGGCGGAGTTCCAATCTGCAACTTTAGCTCAGTTTGCACCGGCACTCACAGGTGTCTACGAAGAACAGGCAATCAACAAGGTAGAGTCGGAAGCCAAAGACTTCCGGCAGTGGCTGCATAGCCCAGACTACACGAGAACTTTAGAGCAGTTCCCGCGCTTAGCTGATGCTATCCGAGCCTCAAAATCAGACCCGCGTCTTGCAGGCCAACTAGAAGAGTTCTATAGGCTGGCCTACCGTGCGTACGCGGCTGAACATGTGAATGAACTCCAAGCCCAAGCTGCCCGTTCCAGTGCCCCAGCTCCAACACCAACAAGGCCCACCCTCCAGTCGGGCACCCCAACGCCAATCCCTAACAACCTTCCGACTAACAACGGAACCTTCAGCCGTGAGCAGATTCTTACTAATCGTGCCGCACGTCAAGAGTTCCTTAAGCAGTTCCGGGAGCGCCAGGGAGCGGCCCTAGATACCAAATTTGGAGACGTCGGCCTCTAAGAAACCCTGACGGGTTTCTTTCCAAGAGGAAGCAAATGAAGTTCCTTGAAAAAATCAATGGCCTGTTTCTGGCCATTCTTGGGTTGGCAGCGGACGTTATCACAGTTACCAGCGGAACTGTCGGCGCAGCCGGCAACACCGCAGCGGAACTGATTACGTTCATGAGCGCTCGTCTTCTCGAAGTAGCAGAGTTGAATACAATCACTGACCAGTTCGGTGAGAAGATTCCTCTGCCCTCCAATTCGTCCTTGACGATTCGGTTCGTTCGCGAAGAGAAGCTCGCTGTCTCTGCCACTCCTACCCAGTTGACCCAGGGCGTACCCCCGGATTCGATTGGTATCACCACTAACCAGTTTGAAGCCATCATGGAACAGTACGGCACAGTCATCCGGATTTCGGATTTGGCTGAGCTGACTGCCCGCCATAACATCATCGAGCGCACAATCTACGTGCTCGGTCTTCAAGCTGCGGAAGTCTATGACCAACTGATTTACAACGTCCTGGACGCGGCTGTTAACCAGTACCGTCCGAACGCCAAAGCCGGCGACATCAACCTCGTTGCCAGCGACACTGTGGGCTACAAAGACCTCGTTGCACTCGACGCGGCTCTGAACTCCAACGGTGCCCGCCCCTTCGAGGGCGGAGAGTACGTCTTCCTGACGAGTCCTCAGCCATACGCAAGTATGCTGAACGACCCTGACTTCAAGGCGTCTCACCAGTTCAACCAGCCGGAAGCTATCTGGAACGGCGAAATGGGCCGCCTCGGCGGATTCCGCGTCGTGCGTTCGAACGCTCCAGCGTTCGCAGCTAGCTCGCAAGCTACGGTTGGCGCCACTAACCTGGTGTACAGTTCGTTTGCTTTGGGCCGCTTCGCGTACCAAATCAGCGACCTCCAGAACCTGCGCGTCTACGTAATCGCCCCTGGCGGACAGTCTGACCCCTTGCAGCAAAACCGCAAGATTGGTTGGAAGTTCGCTTTCAAAGCGATTATCACGAACCAGACCTGGATTCGCCGGGTCCGTTCTAGCGGCGCAAACAGCGTCAACAACTAATGAGTGAGACTAGGAATTTCACGGGCACCGCTTCGCGGAGTGATTCTTCTAGTCAGTCTCCTGACCAAGGGGGCGCACAGCCCAGTGCGCCCTCGCAGTCTCAACAGAACTTCCCTACAGTGCTCCTAATCCGCCATGGCGAAACAGACCTTAATAAGTCTAATAGAGTTCGTGGGTGGGCGGATGTGGACGTTAGCGAGAAGGGCCGAGCTGATACTCTACGTACTGCTTCAGCTCTCTCAAACCTCCCAGTTTCAGAAGTGGTTAGCAGTGACCTTACTAGAGCTGAGCAGACAGCCGAAGTTCTAGGAAATCAGTGGTTCGCACCCGTCGAGAGCAATCGTGGTCTCCGCGACTGGAACTACGGTGAGTACACAGGGATGAAGCTTTCAGACGTCAAAGATGACCTCGAAGGGCATGTTAAAGCGCCAAACTCGAAGGTCCCCGGTGGGGAATCCTTCAGTGAGTTCGAGAACCGCTGGCGCAGCGGATTCCAGGATTTAGTTCAACGGGCTATGAGCAGCCCGAGTGGCGTAGTAGCCGGCGTTACCCACAGCCGTAACATCGCCACCCTTGAAGCATGGCTCAGTGGTAAGAAGGACCCAAAGGCACTCATCCAAGCTAGCAGCGTACCGCCAAGCGGGGTGATGGCCCTCTCAATACAGAATGGCAGGATTGTCCAGATACCGTACGACAACGGGCACCTGCAGAAGGATATTTAATGGCAACGACTGACGCACTCTCTAAGACACCCACAGCAAAGGACGCTGTAGTGCAGCCCTACAACTCCGCTAACTGGAAGACAGCCAGCGAAGCTGAGAAGCTCGAAGCGGGTTTCCAGTGGGTCGAAATCCCCAGCAAGGACCCCTACGATTACGTTTTCAAGGGCATCTGGCTGAACGGAACCGGAGCAGAGCCAGACTTCAAGCCGGGGAAGCACCTCGTCCATCCGGACGTAGCAGCTGCCCTGAATGAGCGGCTTGCGCGCTTCGCAGCGTATAACGTGCGCTTGATGCGTCCGCAGGCAGACTTGACCTCGCTGAGCCAGGTCCCAGGAAACAACTAACCTAAAATGGCCCTGTTCGAACTCGCTATCGGGAAAGTCCTAGAGCATGAAGGCGGCTACAGCGCTGGACTGCCTGGGGACCCCGGTGGCGAGACGAACTTCGGCATCACGAAGCGCTACCACCCGGACGTGGACATCAAGGCGCTCACCAAGGAAGCTGCCAGCGAAATCCTACGGACATCCTACTGGCGCTTCGACAGCGTCGAGGACCAGCTCCTAGCGAATTGCGCTCTAGACTGCGCGGTGAATCAGGGGCTGGGTTTCGCACAGAAAGCTCTGGGTGTCTGCGGGAATAGCCTCCTGGCGTTCCAAGCGCTCCGCGTACAGCGCTACCGGCACACCGCTCAGGTCCGGCCACAGGAAGCGTACGCACTTAAGAGCTGGCTACACAGAACCTACGACGTATAGAGGGGACACTAAGATGCCATTCGACCTAGGAACATTCCTCGGCAGTAACATCGGCCAAGCCTTCAAAGACATCATGGGTGTCTTCAAGGTAGACCCTACAGTTGCCCTAGAGAAACGCTCCGAGCTGGAAGCGCTCCAGATGCAGCTCCAGGGCAAAATCCTGGACCAGGTTACCGCCCAACTAGAGGTCAACAAAGCCGAAGCTGCCAGCACGAGTACATTCGTTGCTGGGTGGCGCCCAGCAGTCGGCTGGATATGCGGCTTCGCACTCGCGAGCCAGTTCATCATCGGCCCACTCTTGACCTGGGCGAGCACACTCCTGGGCCACCCTGTGACGTGGCCAGTCGCAAACAACGGCGACATGTTGACAGTTTTGCTGGGTATGTTGGGCATCGGAGGGATGCGGACGTACGAGAAAGTACAGGGCGTACCGGGCACTAGTAACCTCCACTAACTTAAAAAAGGGTGACAGCTTGAAGCATTATTATGATGTTTGCCAGAATCAGCGTGGACGCGCCATCGCAGGCGTCACCATCAATGTGTACCTTGCGGGCACAACTACCCCAGCCTTAATCTACTTTGACGAGGGCTTCACACCTAAAGCGAACCCGCTAGTCGCAGATAACCTCGGGCGGTTTGACTTCTTCATTGCGGATGGCCGCTACGACCTTAAGTTCTCCAGCCCGCAAATCACGACCTTCACGCAGCTCAACGTTGAGATTAGTGACATAACCTCAGCGAGCACCTCCGACCAGAACTGGTCCACAGAGATAGTTGGTTTCCAGAATCAAGCTTCTGTAGCGACCCCTGCTGCTGGCAGCGCTAACGTCTACAGTAAGCCAGATAAGTTCATGTACTGGAAGGACGACGCTGGCAACGAACACCAGATGGGCGGCCAGGGCGCAATCCTCCCGAATACCCCGCTAGCGTTCTCCTCGACACCTTCCTTCAACGCAGATAAGAATACTTCCTACTCTATGACGCTCACAGCGAACGTCACGAGTAGCACCGTCACTGGTTCGCCCGTAAACGGACAGCTCCTTAGCTTAACCCTCACCGAGAACTCCACCGGCGGGTTTACTTTCGTCTTTCCAGCGAACTTCGTCTTCGACCCGAACTTTGTCTTTAATACTGTAGCAAACTCTGTTAACGAGCTGACCTTTAAGTTCGACGGCACGAACTGGCACCTCATAGCGAACTCCGGTAACAGTGGTGGCGGAGGCTCGCCCGCAGGCAACAACGGTGACGTCCAAACTCGTAGTGGTGGTGGCTTCGGAGCCAGCGGAGCAAACGACACAGGAACCGCCTTCAACCTGAGCCGGGACTTCCACACCAAGGGCCCTAACCCCCTTGTGGATGTTACGATGTTCGGCGTCAGAGCGACGAACGTCTTCTCGCTTCCTCAGACAACCTGCACTATCAACGCGGCCTCGACGGCGATGACCCTGGGTGCGGCGAGCTCTTTCATTAACGGAGACGGCATTGTGTGCCGTGGTGCGGGTGCGACCACAACCCTGACTACTCCGACCGCACCAACAGTGACACCCTCTTCTGTTACTGGGCCAACTGGCACGGGCCAGACTGCAGCAAACGCCACAGGCGCAACAACCTTTCAGTACTGTGTTGTTGCAGCTGACATCGGCGGTGGTCTGTCTCCTTGCAGTGCTGTGACTTCAGTCGCTACCTCTAATGCCCTAGGCGCACAGACCGCCACAGTCTCCTCCTGGTCGGCTGCTATCGGCGGGAACTCCTCTAGCGTAACTGTAACAACCACTGCCCCGCATACGATGGTCGCCGGGACCTACATCCAGATTGTCAACATCAACGACGGCAGCATCAACGGATTCTGGAAAGTCGGCAGCGTTCCGGATAACACACACTTCGTTTTCCAGCACGCGGATATGATTCAGTTCGGACAGCCCGCAGCGGGTCCGCTTGCCGGAACTACGACGGTTTACTACTGGAACGCAGTCCACATCACGTGGCCTGAGGTTACTGGAGCTGTTAAGTACTACGTCTACGGACGTACCGCTGGCTCGATGGCGCTCATAGGCGTTACTACGATTCAGAGCTCTACGATGTGCACCCCTGCGTGCTTCTCCGGTAACCCCGGTCCGCCCGCACTGGTTGCAAACAGCTTTGACGACCACGGGGCAGCGCTGAACTTGAACAAGGGTTCTGGAGATGTCCCGGACTATGTTCCTCTGACGCCTCCGGTTGCAGCTAAGAACAGAGACCTTGTTACTAAGATTGTCTCCGGCGCAGGCACAACTTCCATTGTTGTAGCGAACGCTGCCACAAACACCGTCGCCGGTACAGTCCTAAAGATTGATAACGTCCCGAACATCACAGCTGCTATGACTGCAGCTACCACAGGCGGCTCAATCGGTGTGATGTTCTTCCCAGCCACAGGGAACAACTCCCTAGTTTATGAGACGAACTCCGCTCTGCAGATGTTCGACCTTAGCGGGTCAGGGGTTGTTAACGTTCAGCAAGCCGGTCAAATCCACCTTGGAGACATGATATACAGTCTCGGTGGCGGCACTAACGGAACCCGTATCCACTGGCGCGGTGAGCCGCAGAACCAGACCGGAGGCACTGGGAGTTTCACACGTGGAGCCTACCCGGCCATTGTGTCCTCGATTGCTAGTCCGATGTTCTACTCTCCTAGGATTACGCACTTCGACCACATCATCTTTAACAACAAACAACCTAACCAGGGGTATACCTGGATTTCCGACCAGGGCAGTGGTATTCCGAGTAGCGTCTGGAAGGATGTGTCCTTTATCACCTCTGGCGCTAACGACACTATGAACATCCCGTTCTTGTTCCGTGGGGACTCGAACGGTGGCGCTGACTTTATCTTTACTAG